CCGGCTGCACTTGTTGATTTACCTGTTTGACGAGGCATCAAACTGATTGAGTAGCGATATTGATGATATGTATTAATTAGTCGTTTTTGATAATCCCAAGGATGATACACCATGCTACCGCGTGTAGGATGTTGTATATAGAAAAAATTATCTAAGAAATACATTGGACCTGTTATAGGGTCACAACATTTTATGAAATCGTCAAGCTCCTTTTGCGTTTCAAATTTAGTTTTTACATAAGGGTCTTTTACTAGAGTTGCAGGATTTGCCATATAAATATTTATTGGAGTCGTGCTATTTCAATACTAATTAAGTAGGTGTATACGGAGGAGGAGTACCTGAATCGTAAGTAAAGCCTGTTATTACACCATCGTCGGCCGCACACACATAGTTCCATAATATATCATTATCTGGTGTAGTTCCACTATTGAGTTGGTCACCAGGCATAAGGATATGGATTAGATAATTCTATTCTTTCTAATTGTGCTAATTCTAACTTAGCAACTTGTCTATCTTGTAATGTTGTTAAGCGAGAAATTTTATTATGAGTTCGTAGACTAGATCCTTCTACAATTCCATAAGAAGCAATTGTATTTGCGATATCTAATAATTCTTCGTTAAATACTAGGTCAAACCAATTAATAGAACAATCTGTAGTAGTTTCAATAGAATCTTTAAGGTCACCTATAGTTCCTGCATTATCTACAGCATATGCATCATATTGTGCGGCATTTAACAAACTTTGTATTGTAATGTTTATTGTAGCCATTGGTTGTTCCTAGGGAGGTAAATTATATCAGAATATATCATGTTATTATTTATCTTAATACGGTTTCTCGCCGGTCAGTTTAGGCTTGGCAAACCACAATCTAAACCACTCATCTGTACCGGGTTGTATGTTTCGTTCACGTTGAATCTGTCCTAAATTAGTGCCCTGTTCACTCATTTCTTCACCCATGCTTGTATTAACACCAGCTAATCTTTTTAAATCATCTAAATTGTCAATGGGAGCCTGTGTAGGAACGGTCTGTATTTGAGACAGACCGTTCATTAAATTACTTTGTTTCCATACATCAAAGGTCATGATGTATTTATTTAATATCTAGTGGACCCGTTTTAGTTGCTACTATACAAAAATACTTTTCCATAACAACTGAATCATCTTCTGCTCCAGTTTTAATTTCAAAATCAATGTCATTCATCTTATCAATTTTAAATCCAGTACGCTGTAACAATGCGTCCAATTGTCTGGCACCCAAAATACTATAATGATTTTTATTATATTCATGGCCGCGGGCACAATCCGGAGCAGGAACTTCAATATATATTTTACCTTTATCTTTTAGTAACCTATTGTATTCAATTAAACTGAAAATTGGATATGGGCTGTGATGTAAGCTATGCCGTAAAAATATAAAATCTACGCTCTCATCATGGTATCCTTCTGCGTGTGGGATAAAACTAGGATCATATTCTTTTACAGTATGTCCTTTGTCTCTACATTGTTTTGCATTAGTTTCACTTAATGTAGTCCCCACTACTTTAGTGTAGCCACGTTCTTTCATCTCATCAAGAAAATACCCAACACTACATCCGATATCTAGGATATTAGCATCTTTTGGTAATTCTAATGGATCGACATAGTTTTTTACAACTTCACCAGTAATTCGTTTGTGAATGTCAGTTTCTGCTTCATCATATAAATGACTAGCATACAACCATTCGTTGTAAAATTTTAACTTAATAATGTCTAGCGTTTTGTTAATGTCAATCATGTTTTTCCTACGAAATAATACTTACTTAGTCGGAAAATATGTATCTATTATTTTTTATTTAAAACCTTTAAAACCCTGAACCGGACTAGTAGTATATGTACTATCCAATTCTTTACTACGCAAATCACCTTTATTAAGGTCTTTTAAAGTTGTTCCAATTGCTTTGGCAGCTTGCTTCAACATGTCTTGTTCTAACTTAGTATACGGGTGTGCAGAATTATCTTTTCCTACCCAACTTTCTGAATCTATGCTTAGAGGGGAACCATCACCACTAGCACATGCCACCGCCATCATCATTCTATTTAATTCGTATGTTCTATCATACCCATCTACCTTGAAATAATGTTCCATAAACACTGTAATTAGCAGTATTATTATTTGTGTTTTTCATAACTGATACTGTAGCAGTTTGTGAATTGTTGCCACCACTTTCGCGGCTTGTGATGTAAAACAATCCTGATCTGAAACCAACGACTGAAGTTTGAAACAATACTTGATTTGTGTCATTGTTACTAGTGGTAGCAGTAAATGTAGCATGAATTGTATTACCAACACTTACGGAACCTGCAAATACTCCGTTACCGTCTGCTGTTAAATTGTTAACTGCAAAGCTAGCCTTGCTTGTAGGTAATACTGTGATTGGGAAACTAAGTGTGTTGCCTGATTCTTCAACTGAAATATTCCCAATTTTTAAGGATGCGTTCCCTACAAAAAGATTAGCTATTCTATTACCAGTGGTTCCTATTGATATGTTTGCAATTGGTACTACATTTGCACCAATATTAATAATATTAGTACCTTCTACATATGCAAAGTTTGCTGTACCTAATGATGTTCCTGCTGAATTAAATTGGAACGACCCTTCAGGACCTTCTGGCAGTGCGTTTACGAGTTCTGCGAAATTTTCATTAATCTTTTCAAAGGCCGTGCGTAACGGGTCACCAGTCCCGTCATTCGGTAAATCGCCAATGTCAATATTTGCCGTTGTGATTGTCATGTTACTATCCCATTATAATATATTTATCGCTAAAGAATTATATCTACCCAAACATAAATATATGTATATTAAGGAACAAATATGCGTAAATTTCTACTGGTATCTCTATTTTTCATTACTACTAACATAGGGGCTTGGGACCAGCGTCCCCCACTACCAGTACAAAGTTGTCAAGTTCATAGCCCGTATGGGTTTGCACAAACTGCTAGACCAGCAAGTCCAATTTGCCGTGAAGCATATCTAGTGGCATATGATGCTCCTGTAAAGATTCCTGCTTATGTAGCATATACTTTATTACCACCAAACGCATTAGGATGCTGGCCACGCACTAATGCGTTTGTTGCAGATAAAAGTATAGTTGGTGGTGCTGTCCCAGATGACTATGCAGGTACAGGATACGACAAAGGTCATGCAGTTCCTGATGGTGACTTAAGCTGGAGTGAAATCGTAGAGTATGAAAGTTTTTTAATGACAAACATGTATCCCCAGCACGGCAGTTTAAACCGTGGAATCTGGAAATTACTAGAAACGAGTGTCAGGGGATGGGCTGTGCAATTGAACCAACCACTTACAGTATACGTTGGCGCTATGTATGGCGCTGGTGATTTGACTATCGGCAAAGGTGTTATTGTACCCCATGCTTACTATAAAATTGTAATCAATCAAACTACCGGTCAAGTTGCTGGATGGGTATTCCCACACACTAAACCTTATGTTAACTTGGGGAATGATTTGACTAAGTTTCGTGTATCAGTAGGTGACATACAGAAACGAGCAGGGGTAACTTATGCTTTCCCAAAGAATGCTACCGAGTTACAGCCAGGACAAGAGTGGAAAGTAGACTTTGGTGCGTTAACTAGAGCCAAACGAGCCAAGTGCGGAGCAAACGCTGAGTAATTATTTTATTGAATCAAAAATAACTTTTTGATCAGCATACCATTTAATCCAGCTATCTACTTTGATAGCGCATTCATAGTAGGTAGTGTAATTTACAGTAATTGTTTTACTGATATCACTTAATTTACTATCATCATTTAATTTCTGTAAGTCAGGACAGCGTGACATAACTAATTGTCCAGGCCCATCGGGAAATTTGCTTGTCACTGGTACAGTTGTGCAGCCAGTACACATTGCAATGAAAAAGATTGCTGTTATTATAACAAACAATATAGTACTAATCTTTTGTTGTTTTTCAATATCTTTCATTTTGGAGCCTCAGCCGCTTTGTTATGTAATGTTATGAATTCTTTTGGAATTTCACATTGACCACCGGGTGCAAATTTGGTATCATATTTAACTATATCACGGTCAACATATTTGATAATCTCTTGCCCGCGTAATTTAATATATTCTGTTTTCTTTACTACTTTTTCAATTATTTCAACATTAACCTTTTGTGATTTAGCTTCTGCGGCAGCAACTTTAGCTTCCATTTCTTTAACTCTTGCTACCCATTCTTTATTATCTGACATTGCGCCTTCCAAAAATACACCAAGAACAAGAATTAATATGCTACAAACTTGTATTACTAAAACATATTTTTTGATGAAGGGTATAAAGCCTAATAAGAATCCGGCAATTGTACCCAACAATCCTATAGCAAATATTGTATGAAATACCCAATCTGGTAAAAAATTAATGATCCACATACAGTTATTTATTAAAGTATGAGGATCCTTTTAACCAATCATAGTATATTTGAAACCCCTCAGCTACGTCAACCTTAGGATTAAAATCAAAATCTTTGCGGGCCGCATCAATATTCAGTCTACCTCTACTAGGGAAATTAATATCTTTTTCTCTGACTTCTATACTACCCTTACCTACTAATTTAATAGCCATTTGTGCAGCCTCATGCAATGTAACACTGTGGCTCTTTGT